GCCTCATGCCCTACCAATTACAGGCAATCACTTGGCGCGTCTGGCGCGACCGGCACGGTATCAAATGACAAACGGGCCGACGCCAAAATGACAAACGGGCTGACGCTATTGTGTACGTTTTGGGGATTGGCTGGAGCTTCCTGCCGCGTTCGGGGGCGGGGCGACGGGCTGATCGACGGGCGCGGCGAGTCGCGGGGCCGCGTCCAACCGCCCGAAAAAAATTTCGGCGCGGGGCTTCAACAAGTGCAAATCTTGTGCCATGATTCGACTATCAACAACGCATGAACAAAGGAGAACTAATCATGCTTGACTTAATAGAACAAGAAACTGTCGCCATCGATAACGCCGTGAAACACGGTGACGAGATTTATTCGAAACACGGTAATCCGTCTGATGTCAGCCTTTATAGAAAGTATGCGAGGGTGGAGCGGGTGCCGCTCGAAGCCGAGATACCGCTTGCGCCGCGGGGCGAATACGAAATCTTAAGCACGCGAAAGCTTGAGAATTATTCCGCTCTGTATAATCGCGCGACCGAAAGCCTGCTGGATGTCCGGCCGGTGTCTCGTCACTATGCCCTGATTCCGCATGATACCCTTTTCGGGAAACAAGCTGCGCTGCTGGCGGAATCTCCGCTGCCGACTGATAATGTGTCGGTTGTCGATCGTATCTATGGCAACGGTAAACGGGTGCATCGAACGGTGACGTTTAACGACCTGAACACGAACACTCGAACCCGTACAGGGCAGATTGACAGCGTGAAATGCCGCATGGACATTTTCAACTCGGTCGACCTGTCTTGGGCCTTCCAAGTGTTTTCGGGTGCCTATCGTGACTTATGCCGGAACTCATTAGTATTTGGTGGGCAGAAATCGTACCACCAAAGGAAGATTCACAAGGGCCACATAGATGTCGACGCCATGATGAAAAAGGCGGAAGTCGGTCTCGATATGTGGACGAACCAGCGCGACCAGATGGAGGTCTGGCAGAATAGCTACTGCTCGGAATTCGACCTGCTGCGGATGCTCAAGGGGACCATATGCCGGAAGAATACTCGGGCTGCCAAGCTAGACGAAAACTTGGCGATTAACGAGCGAAAGCTTAATTGGCTGCTTGAGCGGTACAAGGAAGAGACCCCCGAACTGGGTTCGACCTTGTGGGCTGCTTATAATGCCCTCACACACTACTCGACCCACCTTCCGAATATCCAAGCTAGGAATAGCAATCGGGAACTTGTCGCGACCCGACGGGCTGACGAAGTGCGGACGGTGATCGAGTCTGACTTCTGGCGCGGTCTCGAACGGGAGGTGGCGTAATTGGAAGAATGGCTAAAGGTGGGGATAATCCTTTACCGCCTATTATTCATGGTGGCCGTCGTTCTTGGCCTCGTGATGATCCTGAACTGGTAACAACGAAAGGAACCAGACAAATGAGAGAACTACCTAAAGAACTTGTCGACGAAATCCGCGCTCTTGCGGATAAATTCGAGCTTACGATTCGGGCGGACGAACGCGACCGCCTGATCTCGAAGATGCGCGGCTCGTTGTTCGCCGAACAGCTTGGGGACGCACTGGCGGACGACACGCCGCCGCTGCCGGACGATATTTCGCGCCGGACTGATGCGCCGAATAACGTCGACCTGACCACGACGCATTACTGCGCTATTCGCTGGATGTCGCAGGGGTTCATCGCTGTGCCTACGCTTGCTGGGCATATGGGCGTCAAGAAGCGGTCGGTTTATGCCTACCTGTCCGATATCAAAAAAGCCGGATACGACCTTGAGATCAAATCGACGGGTAATCGGCGGGGCGGCTATCGGAATATTTACAGGCTTGCGCGTCCGGCCTGAAAAACGTAGAACATTGGGGCCGGTGCTTTTGCCGGCCTCATTTGCAAATGGAGAACTACAATGCAAAGCACGCTTAAAACCGAACTAACTACCTCTGAAGCACAAGACGTTTTCGCCATCACCGAACATGAGCTTAAGGTGTTGCGGTATCATCTCGACGCCATCAACAACCAAATCAGGGGACTTGAGGCGTTTATGGATTCGATGGGCTTCACTTCTTGGATCGGCAGCCAGTCCCCACGTTGCATCAAGATTGCACAGTTTAAGGTGACCACTGACGACTGATCACCAACAGCCAGTTTCCTCCCCAACTTGCCCCGCCCTAGTCGGCGGGGTCTTTTTTTGCCTAGCGTCCGGATATATCGCTTGCGGCTTGTATCGGCGGG